GGTTTTTTGTGTTGGAGCCAGGTCCGGGCTACAACGGCAGCGCGCTGGTCAATTGGCTCACCGGCAAGGGCGCGCAGGGCCACGGCATCACCGAGGGCGAGTCCGCCGAAACAGCGCGCGGCAAGATCATCAACTACTGCAAGGGTTTGTGACGTGGCTACCACGCTAGGCTATGAGCGCATCCCGGAGGCCGTGTGACCCTTGAGGTCGAGGTCCGCGGCCTGGAGGACTTCGAGGCGTATTTCGCCAAGGCGCCCGAGGCGACCGTGGAGGCAGCCCGCCGGGCGATCAACGCCGGCGCTCGCCGCCTGGCGTCGAAGGCGTCCGAGCAGATCCGCAAAGATGTTGCCTTCCGTCCGTGCGAGCTTTACTCGCCGCGGAACACCGGCAAGATCACGGTCGCCCCGGCGTCGAGCGAGTCGCTGGAGGCGCGGGTCCGTGGCGCAGGCAGCCCGACCCTGCTGGCCAAGTTCGCCACGAACGCCCCGTCTGGCGCGGCCCGGCGCGGGCTGAAGCCGCGCGTGAAGGTCGACCCGGGCAAGACGGTTACCCTGAACCGCGGCTTCTTCGTGCGGTTCAAGAACGGCGTGGTTGGTATCGCGGTCCGCCTGAAGCCGGGCGAGCGCCTGGTCAACAAAAAGGGCGCCGGTTACCCGCTGCGGCGCGGTGACAGCGGCGCGTACATCCTCTATTCGGTGGAAGTCGATCAGGCCCTCGCTGTGGCCGGTCAGGACCGGCTCGATGAAGTCGCCGACTTCGTGCGCGCCGAGTTCTTCCGCCAACTCGATCTGGCAGGTGTGCGATGACCGATTCCAAGCGACTGACGATCCTGAAGGCGTTGACCGACCTCCTGGAGGGCATCGACAACACGCCGCCGGACCCGCTCCCCGAGGGCTGGACCCCGGAGTACCAGCACAACCTGTCCGGGCGTGTCGGCCGCGGGGTGTCGGTCGTCAGCGCGAACCAGGCGCTCCCGTTCGTCACCATCCTCGAATACCCGACCGTGGAGTTCACCTCGGACTTCGTGGGGCAGCACGACAAGTTCAAACACCAGTGGGACCTGATGATCCAGGGGTGGGCGCGGGAGGAAATCGGCGACGAGTCGAACAACCCGACCGACCCTGTCTACCTGCTGATGGCCGACGTACAAAAGCGGCTGGCGCGCATCCGCGACATGGGCGGCGCGCACGCCCCCGGCGCCGACTACATGCTCGGCGGCCTGCTCACAGGCTTCGACATGACGCCCGGAACGGTGCGTCCTGCCGACGAAAACTCCAACGTCCCCTGCTTCTATCTTCGCGTGCGGCTTGGGGTTGCGGAGACTACCGGCGACCCCTACGCTCTGACGTAATGTCGCCTTGTCAACCCTTGGCTGACTTTTCCACGGAGAGTTGAATCATGGCCAACAACTACGTTCTCGGTCGCGGCAAGGTCTTCTTCGACCCGTATGCGCCGAACACCACGAACACCACGGGCGAGGACTACCTGGGCAACACCCCGGAGTTCTCCATCACGATCGAGTCCGAGAAGCTGGACCACTTCAACTCCGACGAGGGCGTCCGCGTCAAGGACGAGTCCGTCCTCCTGGAGCTGAACCGCACCGGCTCGTTCACCTGCGACAACATCTCGCCGGCGAACGTGGCCCGCTTCTTCCTGGGCGATGCCGACACGGTCACGGATACCGGCATCACTGCCGGCAGCTTCACCATCACCGGCGCCGTCGGCGGCCGGTACTACCAGATCGGCACCGACGTGAACCCGTCCGGCGTCCGCAAGGTGACCATCAACACGATCACCGACGGCACCGACCCGCTGGTCGCTGGCACCGACTACACGCTGGACTCCGACCTCGGCCGCATCTACATCATCCCGGGCGGCCTGGGCGACGGCGCGAACATCAACATCTCGGACTACGACACCGCGGCCAACACCCGCACCCAGATCGTCACGGCAGCCAACGCCGAGATCGAGGGCGCGCTGCGCTTCGTGGCGTTCAACGCCCAGGGCGACCAGCTCGACTACTACATGCCGTATGTCCGCCTGACCCCGTCGGGTGACTTCGCGCTGAAGGGCGACGAGTGGCAGGTGCTCTCGTTCGATGTCGAGATCCTGAAGAAGGACGACACGACCGAGGCCATCTACATCGACGGCCGCCCGGTGGTCTGATGCTCCACTGACCCTCGGCCCTGCGTAGCGGGGCCGGGGGTTTCCACCCCTGGTACTTGAGGAAAGGCGAATGACGCTCGCTGCACTCGAACTGCCGACCGAGACAATCAAAGTCGGCAACCGCGGTGACTTCACCGTGCGCGGCCTGTCCTTCGCGGACGTGGCGGCGCTCGTCAACAAGCACCGTGACGAACTGGATACCGTGATCGGCGTGTTCACCAGCGGGGAAGGCACGCCCGACGCGATGCTAGTGACCCTGCTCGCCGAGATGCCCGACCTGGCCGCCAAGGTCATCGCGTTCGCTTCCGACGAGCCCGGCCAGCACGAAAAAGTCAAACGCCTCCCCGTCACGGTGCAGCTGGATGCGCTGATGGCGGTCGGCCGTCTCACGTTCGAGGAGGCCGGCGGCGTAAAAAAGTTCGCCGAGCAGGTGCTCGTCCTGCTCGGCGCCAGCAACCAAGTCATCCAGGACTTGCTGCTCTCGAACAGCACGCCCAGCGCGCAGGGCCAGTAGACCAGCACTGGTTCTACAAGCTGCGCCAGGATGTCTCCCTGCTGCTCGGGAACGGGCACCCGGAGGCAAAGCGATACCCGCTGTGGATGCTGTTCACGGAAGCGGAGATTGTCCGGGACCGTTTGAACGGCTTGGCGGTGACGGCGGCGGTGCTGACGCAAGCAGCGATCTCCTCCGTGATCTCCAAGGAAGGCGGCAAGGCCTTCAAGGAACTGGTGGAGTCGCTAAATGGCGGGTGATCGTTCGGTCGAGTTTATCCTGCGCGCTCGTGACGAGGCGTCGGACAAGCTCAAGAAACTCAAGGCCACGCTCGGCGAAGTCGCGCAGACCAGCGACGACTTCGCTGACGGCCTCGCGCAGTCCGACGAACGGTTCCGGCAACTCCGCGGCGCCGCCGGCGCGCTCGCGCAGGACTTCGGCAAACTCCGTGAGGCGCTGGTCAAGGTCAGCCAGGCAGCCAGGCAGCAGGCGTCGCTCGACCGCCTGAACAGCGAACTCGCTGACCAGAAGCGGCTCGTCAACGAAGCCGCCGCAGCGCAGCAGAAGGCCGCGGCCTCCCTCTCCCAGGCCAACGCCAACTACGACCGCCAGGCGGCGGCTGTACGCGCGCTGACCCAGGAGCAGTCCGAACTGCTGGCGCGGCAGAAGGAACTGACGGCGGCCGGCCGCGTGGCCGGCGAGTTCGAGCGCATCACCGCCGCGATCGAGAAACTGTCCGCCGAGCAGGCCAACGCGAAGCGCCGCGCCGAGGAACTGCGCGACACCCTCAAGCAGTTGGAGGGGAACCGCGCGGAGGCGAAGGCCGCCAACGTCTCCACGGTCGACATCAACAAGCAGATCCGCTCGGCACGCGCCGAGCTGGAGGCGCTGGAGAAGCGTCTCAACAACGCAGGCCCGCGCGGGTTCGAGAAGTCGCTGGAGCGGCTGAACAACGAACTGCTCGACCTGGACGAGAAGGCCCGCAAGTCGGGCGTCTCGACGGCCGACCTCGTCAAGTCGTTCGACACCCTCCAGCGGGAGGCGCAACAGGTCGAGGCGCGCATCAACGCGCTCAACCCGGACGTGAAGACCGCCGAGGCCAGCCTCCGCATCCTGGGCCAGAGTTCCAAGGAAGCCGCCGCTGATTTCCGTGGCGCGTCCGCGGACCTTGACCGGGCGCGGGGCGCGCTCGATCGCATCGCCGAGAAAGTCAACAAGGCCGAAGCCTCCCTGAACCCGCTCCAGCAGGAACTCCGGGAAGCCGGCGTCGACACGCGGAACCTGGCCAACGAGCAGAACCGCCTCCAGAAGGAGGTCGAGCAGACGGCCGGCGCCTCGAAGCAGGCAGCCGCGGCCGTGCGCGCGTACACGGCCGCCAAGCAGCAAGAGACGGTCGCCGAGCGCAACGGCGTGGCCATGAAGCGCACCGCGCTGTCGCTGTACCAACGGATTCGTGGCCAGATCCTCTCGCTCACGTCGGCCTACGTCGGCGTTTACGGCGCCATCAATCAGGTGTCGGAAGCGTTCCGGGTCGGCTCCGAGGTGCGCGGGATCGAGGTTTCGCTCCAGGCCATCAACGGCAACGACCTGGCAAAGGCGAACGAGGAACTCGACTACACCCGCTGGCTCGCGGATGCCGTGGGCCAAGAGTACATCGCGCTGGCGAAGTCCTACGCCGGATTCCGCGCATCGGTCGCCGACAAGCTCCCACTGGAGCAGCAGCGGTTCCTGTTCGAGAGCATCGCCAAGGCCGCTGCCGTCCTGAACCTCTCGGTCGATGACGCCGAGGGCACGTTCCGCGCCATCTCGCAGACCTTCTCGAAGGGGAAGGTAACCGCTGAAGAACTCCGGCAGCAGTTGGGTGACCGCCTGCCCGGCGCTGTACGCCTGCTGGCCGAGGGCCTCAAAAGACCCGAGGACGAACTGAACAAGTTGCTGGAGACGGGCTCCCTCACGGCCGAGAACCTCCTGTTCCTGGCGCGCGAGGCGAACAACGAGTTCGGCGACGGTCTGGCGAAGGCCCTGGAGTCTCCGCGCGCGCAGTTCAACATCCTCACGAACACCGTGACCCGGCTGCGTGAGGAGTTCTTCAAGACGGCCGAGGCAGCCGGCCTCGGGGAGGCGCTCCAGAAGATCAACGAGGCCCTCAAGGACCCGCAGGTCGTCGACTTCGTCCAGCGCCTTGCGCGCGGGTTCGTGGGCTTGCTGGAGGTCATCCCGAGCGTCATCCGTAACTTCGAGACGTTGATCTACACCCTCGGCATCTTCCTCGGGTTCGGGGCGGCCCGGGGTGC